ACCTTGGGGATCTGGATAAGATGAACGCTAACGTCATCACTCCTGATCGTCATGGTGCTATCCTTCAGTGGGATGACACTGTTGGTGAGTGGGTCGCTAGTGACACTGCACAGCTTGGTGCTTTGCGGTTTGATGATGTAGGTATTGGACCTGAGATTACAGGCTTTGCTAGTAATGATTTCAGTGATGCGGGGACAGATGAATCTGGCTATGTGCCTTCTGTCTATGCAGTTAAGGAGTACATTAAGGATCTTCCTGGAAAAAACCTAGAAGATCTGGAGGACTGCCATAACCTGTCTACCGCAACTGACGGTGATGTTCCTACTTGGGATAATGTTCAAGGTGAGTGGATCCCTATTAAGCCTGCAGCGGCTGGTATCCCTCTATTCAAGGGCACCTTCAGCACCGGCAGCAAGAACGGCAACACCTACACCCCGCCCAGCACCCCCAAAGAAGGGGACATCTGGGTGGACAAGAACCCAGACCCGCCGGTCTTCAAGGTGTACCGCAACGGCGCGTGGGTGCTGGTCAATTGGCAGACCGATCACCTGGGCCTGCTGTCTGACCTGGCCAACGTCAACGTTGGTGCTTCTGGTAGCCCTGGCCAGGGCGATGCACTGATCTATAACCAGCTGACCGAGCAATGGGAAAGCGGTGCTGTCCCTGCTCACATCACTGAGTACGACAGGAACGTCAACTACTCGGCAGGTACCACCGTCTACTACAAGGGCGGGTTGTTTGAGGCCAAGACACGCACATCCGGCACGTCACCTGCCTTCATCTACGGCGACTGCTGGCTGTATCACCGTGCTGCCTACGCCGGTACTGGCGACTGGGTTGGCCCCATCAGTTTTGAGACGGTCAACGTCGTTGCTGATGCCACCCAAGCGCCAACGGTTGTCCACCAGCCCAGTGATCTGCGTCCGCACTGGACGCTGCAGTGGCAAGACGATCAGCACTTCAGCGTCTGGATGTGGGAGCTGTCAATGGTTGGTTGGACGCCTGGCTCTCCACCTCCTGCTGCCCGGTGGCACAACTACACCGCACGGTTCACCAAGCCCAACGCAACGCGCATCTGGCGTAACTACTCCACTCCTCCCCAGCACATCGGGGATTGCGTGGTCTGGATCTACGACGATCCCAAGGGCACTAATCAACCGCACTACCGTGACTTCCCTTGGATCCTGCGTCCGATCCGCGGTGATCTGATCTCGATGCACGATGTTCAGGCGGAGAACCCGGCTGACCAGAGCATCCTGATCTGGAATACCAGCACCTCCTACTGGGAAGCCAAGCCAAACCCCGGCTACAGCAAGGCGGAGGTTGATACCAAGCTCACCACCCTCACCACCACGCTGGAACACGAGGAGTCGGTCATGGCGATTGCCAATGACCCTCCTGCAGTCCCGACCCTCAACGATCTCTACATCACAGGCACAGCCCCGACAGGGCTATGGACTGGAAAGGCAGGGAAGCTGGCTCGCTGGGATGGCGCTGCCTGGCAGTTCACTGATCCCCGCACCAACGAAACCCACCTGGTGGAGGACGTTGCTGAGACGTGGCACTGGAATGGAACGGCCTGGGTGAAAGTGGCATCAGCCACAACAGCAGCAGCTGTCTCCAACATTCCCGTTGGAACAATCATTCAGTCTGTACTGACTGCTCAACAGTTCCAAACCACGATGGGTGCCGATGGTGTCAAGTGGCGTCTTGCTGCTGGTGGCGATTGCACGGGCACGGCCTATGCAACTCTCACTGGTGCCACAACGCTGCCTGACCTGCGAGGTTCGTTCCTGCGGATGGCTGGACAGAGCCTGTCTGGTTGGGATGGCGGTGCGCTCAACGGATTTACTGAGGACAGCACCGCCCGTCCGCAGAACGCATTTACTGGTACAACCAACTCCACCGGAAGCCATACGCACAACGTGTGGTCAAGGCGGATGAACGCTTACTCGGGTGCTACCTTTATCGCAGCTACGCAAACACTTGGCGAAGGTATCGACGCAAAGGGTACGACAGACGTTTCTGGGCGTTGGATGGACAGCGATGGCAGCCACTCCCACACCGTTCAAATCACAGGCGGCGGTGATGCTGAAACCAAGCCCAAGTCCTACACCGTCAACTACTTCATCAAAGTGAACTGATGAACAAAACAGCCGTCGTCCTTATAGCGGTGGCGGCTCCCTTACTCCTTGCAGCAGAGATGGTAGCTAACTGCTGGGTACACGATAAGACAAGAGAAGCGTGTGACCCTGATGGTCAAGTACCAGAGATGGTACAGGCTGTAGTTACTACTGTCTTTGCCTGGATGGCAAACCCACCGCAATAATATTATGACATACTCCAATACTTGGGAAGGCGTTACAGAAGCTGCTAAAGCTGCTGGCGCTAAATTCCCAGAAGTTGTCGCAGCACAGTGGTTCCTTGAGAGTGCTCATGGAACTGCTACCTCTGGCAAGAATAACTACTTCGGCATTAAAGGAGCAGGCACTGTCTGCAACACAACTGAAAACTATGGTCACGGTATGGTACATGTTAATGCTTCCTTCCGTGACTTCAACAGTCTCTATGACTGTATTGTCTACCTTGTAGATCGCTGGTACAAAGATTACAAAGGCTACAAAGGTGTTAACCGAGCAGCTACGGCTGATCAATGCTGTGAACTCCTCAAAGCTGAAGGTTACGCTACAGATCCCAACTATGTAGCCAAACTAAAGAGGATTATCCGTGAGCACGTCTAAGAAGAAAGCAACGGAGGACATGTTTAATGAACTCCATAACATGGTCACACAAGAGCTTCTGAACCGTATCAAAAGCGGTGAAGCTTCTACACAAGACCTTAAGGCAGCTTGCGACTGGCTAGCCAAGAATGACATCTCTGGTGTTGCTTATGAGGGCAACCCCCTCGATAAGCTTGCCTCCATCATGCCAAAGGTAGACCCTGAACTTGTACAGCGGAGGCTCCATGGCAGGCAGCACGTCTGAGTACTACAAGAAAAACCCTGCTGCTAGGCGTCGTCGTCTGAAGCAACAGGCTAAATATAACAAGACAACTGAGGGTCTCAAGATCCGTACAGAAGCTAATCAGCTCAACAGAAAACTAGGTACATACGGTAACGGTGATGGGAAAGATGCTTCCCACACTGGACCAAATAAAGGGAAGCTTGAGTCACCCTCAGCTAACCGTAGACGCCCAAGAACTGGTAAGAAGTACGCCTGATGACTCCCCTACTGCCTTCACCTGAACACTACCTCCACAACCTAATAACGATGACAAGTTCCGAAGCAAAGCGGCTACATCGTCGTGCAATCAAAGAGCACTTTAATTGTCAATGTGTCTACTGTGGAATTACCTATGAACCTGATGAACTCACTCTTGATCATGTCCGCCCTCGCTGTTATGGCGGACCATCTCTTACATCAAACCTTGTACCCTCCTGTAAGAAGTGCAATCAGGCTAAAGGCAGTAACAACTGGCTCCAATGGATGAGAGCCACATTTGGAATAACACCTAGAGAACAACTCATTCAACAACATATCTATGGCTAATCCTCTTGATTGGGCTGCTCGTGCGATCTTACAGATCAACGGCATGAAGCCCGAAGAAATTAAACAGAAGGCTCGGCAGCTCAAACGTCAAAAGGCAAAGAAGCCAATGCCTAAAGCCAACACTAAGGCAGCTAAACCTCAAGTCCAAGCACCTGATCCTGGTCCGAACTCACGGGCACAAGGCAGGAACCTCATTAAAGAAGGTGCCAAGAGTCTTAAGAAGCCTAAGCCTCCTGCACGTCCGCAGCCTGGCTCTACTCAGGTCAAAGGTCAGACCAACCTAATGAATAAGGACGGTAAGCCTCGTGACTTCCGTAACCCGAAGGTCTCCGCTAACCGTCAACCTACAACCACACCTGTTCAGACCCGTAGCTCTAAACAAGCCACACCACCTAAGCGCCCCGCTGGTGGCTTTGGTAACCGTCCTGCAACTGGTCAAGGTAGTGTCTTTGGTAACAACCCCTCCGCTAAGCCTAACGGTAACTTCAGAGCACCTAGTGTTCCTAAGGCAGGTTCTGGTACAAAACCCCCAGCACCTAAACCTGCTGCTCCCAAGGTGAGTGCTGGTGACGCTGCTGCGGCTCGTGCTGTTCGTGCTGTCAATCTTGGTAAGCGTCTGAATGTTGGTCGTTTCAGTGGTGCTGCTACTGGACTAACCATCCTTAACACTATTGATGACTCACGACTCTCTGATAGTCAGAAGGCTAAAAAGTACGAGACTGTTGATCCCAATCGTGGACAGAAGTATCTCGATAAACTTAAGACTGGAACACTTGGACAGCCGACCAAGGCAAAGCCTCAAGCAGATACTTCTAAGTCTGGTAAAGCGTCTTCTACCGCGAATCATCAACGTCCTAAGGCACAAGTCAGCACACCGTCTGCAGCTAAGCAAGCAACAGACAAGCGTGACAAAAAGAAACTCTTCTAATCATTATGGCACCTCGTAAGCGTAACAAACAAGATGAGCTGAACCGCACCTACCGCAATGCTGATGTGGGTCGTGTTGGTCAGTCTCTTCGTAATCAGGGCTATTCCCAGAGCAAAAAAGGTAATACCTACTACACCGTTGGTGGTGTCAAATACAACGCTGCTTCTGGTAAGCCCGTTAAGAACCAGAACAAGCCTGCCGCTAAACCCGAACCTAAGCCTGCTCCTGCTCCCAAGCCTGCAGCTGTAACCTCTGGTGGTCCGGCTCCTGCATCACGTCCCTACAGTGGTGGGTCTGCAAAGGTCTCTAGCGATAACGGTCCCTCTACTGTCTCTAAGATCCACACCTACAAAGAGCACGGCTCTGATCTCCACGTTGGTCGTCATAAGACCCTCGCTGAACACCGTGCTGCTGTAGAGAAGGCAAAGGGTGGTGGCTCTACCTCTACTCCTTCTACACCGTCCCAAGAACGGACTAACGACAAGGCTCCTAACGGTCAGTCGTACAAAGGTCCTGCTGGTGGTCCTGATAAGAAGTCCTCTGATAACTTCACCAGCAATCAGGTTGGCTATAACCCTCAGAACAAAGTTGATGGTTCCAAGTACGAAGCAGGTAAAGCTGCTAAGAACCGTACTGGTGATAACAACCCTGATGTCTCCTCTAAGGCTACCAATAAGTACCTTGAAGAGATCAAGAAGAAGAAGGCTGGACAGAGTAACGTCATCGGCTAACACATAAAGCCACGGAGAGGTACCTACAAGCCCCTAGAAGGTGCCTCTCTATCCACTCAGGTATATTGACTCCAAACTATGCAACAATGCCGCTCATGCGGCGTAGAGAAGCCTCTTAGTGATTTCCATATTAGGCGCGACAACGGCAAACATAGAAATGATTGCATTGAGTGCCAGCGTATCCAGAAGAACGAATCGCAGTACAAGGCTCTGTACGGTATTTCATTATCTGACTACGACAAACTATATGAAATTCAAGGTGGCGTCTGCGCCATGTGTTTTCTACCACAGGTAGACACACGAAAGACAAGACTATGTGTAGACCACTGCCATGATACTGGCAAAGTACGTGGTCTTCTTTGTACTAACTGTAATGTAGCCATAGGCTTACTAAAAGATGACGAAAGACTCCTCCAACGCGGAATTGACTACCTTAGAGCTGCTAAAGAGTGACTTTAAGTACTTCGCAGCAGCTATTTGGTCTGAGCTAGGTCTGCCACCCCCAACGAGAGCCCAGCTAGCAATCTGCGACTACCTGCAGTACGGACCTAAGCGTTTGATGATCAGCGCATTTCGTGGAGTCGGCAAGTCGTGGTTGACTGGTGCCTTTGTGCTTTGGAGTCTCTTTAAGAACCCCGAAGTCAAAGTTATGATCATCTCAGCTTCTAAGGAGCGGGCAGACAACCAATCTATCTGGCTCCAGAAGCTTATTGTTGAGACACCGTGGCTCCGTCATCTCCAACCTAAGAGTGACACTGCTCGCTGGAGCCGTATTAGTTTTGACGTTAACTGCTCTCCCCACCAAGCCCCTTCTGTGAAGTCAGTGGGTATTGGTGGTCAGTTGACTGGTAGCCGTGCAGATTTGATGATCCTTGACGACGTTGAGGTTCCAAACAACAGTATGACAGAGATGATGAGAGAGAAGCTCTTGCAACTCTGTACAGAGGCTGAGTCTATCCTCACGCCAAAGAAAGATAGCCGTATCATGTATTTGGGTACACCCCAGACTACATTTACGATTTACAGAACTCTTGCTCAGCGTAACTACAAACCCTTTGTTTGGCCTGCTCGCTATCCAGCCAAAGACAAGCTTGCTCAATACGAGGGTCTACTCGCTCAAGAGATTGTAGAAGATATTGAGATGGGAGCTGAGCCTGGTGATCCTACAGATCCAGATCGCTTCAGTAATGAGGATCTACTTGAGCGTGAAGCGTCAATGGGACGCTCTAACTTCCAACTTCAGTTCCAATTAGATACGAGTCTTAGCGATGCTGAGAAGTTCCCGCTTAAGTTTAGTGACCTTGTTGTTACCTCTGTCAATCCTACCTCTGCTCCAGACTCCGTTGTATGGTGCTCCGACCCAAGAAACGTCATTGCCGACCTACCCACAGTCGGTCTACCTCGAGATTATTTCTACTCTCCAATGGTACTGCAAGGAGAGTGGGGACCTTACTCCGAAACAGTGTGCAGCGTTGATCCATCGGGTCGAGGCACGGATGAAACAGCTGCCGTCTACATGAGTCAACGCAATGGCTTCCTGTATGTCCATGAGGTACGGGCCTTTAGGGACGGTTACAGTGACGCTACCCTCTTAGACATCCTGAGAGGCTGTAAGAAGTACAACGTCACTAAACTCCTAGTCGAAACTAACTTTGGTGACGGTATCGTTGCTGAGCTGTTCAAGAAACACCTCCAACAGACCAAACAAGCCATAGACGTAGAAGAAGTCAGAGCTAATGTAAGGAAGGAAGACCGAATCATTGATGCCTTAGAACCTGTCATGAACCAGCACCGACTCATCGTTGACAGATCGGTGATCGAGTGGGACTTTAACTCCAATAAAGACCAACCTCCCGAAGATAGACTCCTCTACATGCTCTTCTACCAGATGAGTCGGATGTGTCGGGAGAAAGGTGCCGTTAAACACGACGACAGACTTGACTGCCTAGCTCAGGCCGTTAAATACTTCACAGATGCTATGGGTATATCTGCCTATGAAGCCGTGAAGTTAAGACGACAAGAAGACTGGCAAGACATGCTGGAATCCTTCCTTGATGACCCCCAAGCAGCAGTCAATCACCTTGCCTTTGGCATGTCTCTAGAGCAGCGAAAACAAGCCAGAGGACTACAGACCAAAAAGTCAGTCCCCACCTGGGTTTAGACAACAAGTGGGGTGTATACAGGGGGAGGGAAGGGTGGACCCGATCCCTGGAGGGGAAAGACATGCCTTACTTCGTAAGACATCCTTTCCCTTTTTCTCTCTACTGATGATTCGTTTCCGTTCATCCTGTGAGCACTACCACTAACTAACTCTAACTCTCTAATAGGTGAATCCTGTGAGTACTGATTCTCTCCATCCATCTGAATCCTGTCACTACTGATACTACTGTATGGTAACTCAATGTGAAGAAGTAACGTATGTACTTCAATGCCAAGACGGTATTTACTATGTAGGTAGAACTACACAGTTACACAATAGACTGACAAATCATTTCACTGGTAATGGTTGTGTAGTGACTAAAACCTATCCCCCAATTAAAGTGGCTGGGATATACGCTGGTAACGTTGAGAAAGAAAAGGTTCTGTATGGACGTAACAAATACGGAACAGATAAGTGTTTTGGACACGCCTTTCATTTGAACTCAAAATGAGTAGAACTTATCGTAAACAACCCCTACGTAATCAGTTCCGTCATCCTAAGACACACAATGAACAAAAACAAGTTCATGTGTCAAAAAACTATTACGATAACGAGTATCCTGTTAAAATTAGGAATCGTTATATCCCTACTGCTTACGATGACATTACTGCTACTTCCATCTACCAAGAAGACCACCATTGACCCACTCCGTAAAACTCATCCACATCACTCCTAACGCTGAACAACTCATCAGCTACATGGCTAGGGTGTCTAACCCCGCTAATCAAAACAACACTGAGACCAGTGCAAAGTTAATTAAGTATCTCATTGACCATAAACATTGGTCTCCATTTGAAATGGTGAATATGTGTGTCGAGATAGAGACGACTAGGAGTGTAGCAGCACAGATATTGAGACATAGGAGCTTTAGCTTTCAAGAGTTTAGCCAACGGTATGCTGAGGTACAGCTCAGACCTGAGATGCCAGAGATGAGAAGGCAGGATCTGAAGAATAGACAGAATAGTGTTGATGACCTTAGCCTTGAGACACTTCGGGAATGTGATGAGGTGTTGGGTGAGGCATTGGTGACAAGTTACCGAGCATATGAGCGTTTGTTAGAGCTTGGTGTCGCTAAGGAGTGTGCAAGAGAAGTGTTGCCACTTTGTACACCGACAAAGCTGTATATGAATGGGACAATTCGGTCTTGGATTCATTATTGTCAGCTGAGGTGTGCAAATGGGACGCAGAAAGAACATCAGATCATCGCTAGAGAGGCCTACAAGCTTCTAGAAGAGCATTTGCCTAATGTTTGTGTGTCTTTGGACGTTTGATTGATTAGAGGCCCCTTCTAGGTCATTCTGGAGGGGCTATAATTTTTGACATAATTTTCAGAAGGGTATTATCGTTCGACCATGGATGCTGTTCCCCCCAGGTGGGTGTTACTTAGTGGGGCAAATCGTGGCCGCTATGTTATACTTAGGGCACGCTAGATGCAGAGTCTGGTAGTACTGGCAGCGTCTTCTCATTAGTGCAGCTTATTGCGAACGCTTATGGTTGCATGTCGAATGATAAGCCCAGCCTATATCTCAATTTATCTGTCTGCCCTTCCGTACAGTCTGTACAGAATCATGCGTCTGTAACGAGATATGACAGACTCATCCACTCCGCTGCACCATGCGTCATACTGAGGTCACGAGCGAAGGGAAGCCGCAGCGAATGCGAGCCAAGCCCATCACTCCAGACTCCAGAGCTTCAGACTCAGGGGTTGACAACCGATCCACTAAGGGTTAGGTTGATCTCAACAAGGCAAGCGGCGCTCGATCGCAAGACGAGCCACAGCGGAGGTTGTTCCTTCGCCACACCAGAGGGTAGAGACCGACCTGGGAGCTTGCTCGATGAATAGGGTTTGGTCCTGATGCCAAGCCTGCAACCCATGCACGGCCAGCCGTGATCATGTGCTTCGACTGGCACACATGGGTATTGCGTCCTAATCACCAGGGACGCACACCAACCGCAACCATGAAAGCTTCAAAAGGTCTTAAAGCTGCTGACTTTCGCACACGTCGCCACCGCTCACGCTCTGCTAACACTGCTAGCAAGGTCGGAGCTACTGGCCGCAAGCGCCACGGTTCGCACCGCTCAGAGATCATCGGTAAGTATCAATTCAAACAGGCACCAGTTGTCTCGCTTCATCAGCCAGGCATTATCTGGAATGCTGTTTAGTTAACCTATCCACTCACAAACACAACACCAAGGACTCACAATCATGGAC